CATACAATAAATCTTCATTTGAAATTACCGCAGTAACAAGTACAACTTTTTCTGTTGGCGGTTATCAGAGCGGGTTGTCCGCTTATGTATCTGGCGGAACCGTAACTGCAACCGGAAACGACTACACAGTTCATAGATACGGAATTGAGTTGTACAGAGGTTTTCCTAACGACGTTGTTGAAATTGTCTACACCGGCGGCCTTGATGGTGAAGCGATTCAGATGTTTAAACTATTTATTCTTCGTGCTGCCACAAGAGAAATGCAAAATATGCACGATGACGTTGTTGGAGTTAAAGACTTAACGACAAGAAATGTTGCCCCTCTTGAAACTGGTTTTTCAGAGAGAGAACTTCTTGCTCTACGTAGGTGGAGAAGGCGACGCATTTAATGGACATTGAAATAGGCGTAAGTACCAGGGGAATGGGGTCCGCCATTGCCAGGCTTGGGGCCATGTATTCTCGCGCCCAAGTGCTCACTCCGGTGTTGATAAAAGCAAAACAAGAAGTGCGTATGGCAAATGCTGCAAACTTTACAAGTAATGGTCTCCTGGTTGGCGGGTGGAGACCGCTTGATGCTCAATATGCATCGTGGAAGATGACTCGATTCCCCGGTATGCCACCGATGATAAGGACTGGAAAATTATTCGCATCTCTTTCTGGTGCCAACGGCTCGATTGACACAATGACGAATACATCTTTTTCTACTGGAACGTCTGTGGAATATGCAAAGTTTCATCAGTATGGAACTACAAAAATGCCAAAAAGAAAAATTGTATTTGAGCCACCGCTGTTTGCCAAAAAGCTCGGCGGCGATACTGTTTCATACATTGCAAACGGCGAGGTGTTCTGATGCCAGCAGAATTAATGTACGGAGCTCAATTTGCAAAGTCATTCGTAAACGACTATTTAACCGACGACATTCCGCGCAGATTGATTAGGTATAGAAATGGTTGGAATTTATCCGAGGATGAACTTCCAAGCCCAGCAGAGTATCTAACATATGAACCGGTTGCTCTCGACTCTTGGCCAACGATAATTACTGTTGCCATATCTACGCGTTCGTTCAATCGTGTCGGGTATGGTATAGGGGCTGACCCGGTATATAAAGTGAATTACTCAATGAGAACATATATTTGGGTAAGAACCGATGGCTCAAAAGAAACCACCGAGATGCGAGACAGACTCACCACCGTTGTCCGCTCTGCTCTTTTGGATTACCCATGTCTGCAGCGGGAGGGCGCAGAGAGGGAGGCTCGCATAGAGGAAACCACCGTGGTTGAAGAGTTCTCCGACCTTACGATGTTAAAGGGCGACCGAGTTCTTGCTGGAGCCTACATAGGGTATGACTTATCTATTGACGAAGTTATAGCTCGCGACAATATTGCTGATGAGGTTATTGAATTCGGCTTAACTGTTGGTCAAAACCCACTAACTGCACTTATTTCTAATTTTACAAACGCGGCAAGCATTTCAATAGGCGAGTAAAATCATGAGTGGTGAAATCGACTTTGTTGGTCTTGGGGAAAAAATAAACGAAATACCTGTTGAATATGCAGGATTTATGCAAATTCAAAACCTTTCCCCAAAAATGCTCAAAGTAACCAACGACGCCTATTTGCTAAGCCGGGCGTCTGCTTTGGTGAAAGCCGACAACGAAAAAGTATTAATTTTAATTGACAAAGGTTTGGTTCTCCTGGTTGAAACCCCAGCTGCAAAAGAAGCAAAACATGTCGAGAAACCAAAATCTCGCAAAAAAGTCAAAAAAGAAATAGAAGCGCACCAAGACCACGTACTTGAAAACTTAAGTCATCTTTTTGAGGGTCCAGACAAAAACGTACGCCAAACACCTTGAGTAACCACCTATAATTTCAGTAGTCTCATACGAAATAGTTCCTGAAAGAAATGGGACGGAGGAAAAATGCCAGGTATAGTTGTTACAACGGCGGTCCGCACTGGTCCAACCAATACGCAAACCGCGCCAACAGCGACGTTGTTTGTTGCTGGAGTAACGGAGAGGGGCCCAGACGGCACTTCACACCTCGTTACCAGCCTTTCGGACTTCGAAGATATTTTTGGCGGGTACACATCATCGGGTTACACGCACCAGACGATTGAAACATTCTTTGAAGAGGGCGGCGCACGTGCTTATGTTTCACGCGTCGTCGACGAATCGGCCGCTGAGGCAAGCCTTGCTCTTGCCGATTCCTCTGCTGCAACATGCATAAACCTTCTTGCCTCCGGAACTGGCACTTGGGCTAACAGCGGTGGATTGACTGCTCAAGTTGAGCAACCAACTGCGAGCGTGAATTTCAGAATTAAAGTTCGCGTTAACGGAACCCTGGTTTACACGACAGAAAATCACACAAGCCCAGCAAATGCTGTTAATGAAATCAATAACAGCGCAACAGCTGCCCTGTACTTAACGGCCACGACTGGTGCATCAACGAATATTCCTGCTGTTGTTGCCGCAACAAACTTTACTGGTGGCACAAATGGAAGCTCGTTAGTTGCAGCAGACCTAGAAGATGCGTTGGACACATTCACCAACAATCTTGGACCAGGTGCAGTTGCTGCTCCGGGCTTCTACGCAGAGGCAATGAGAGATTTGGTATTTGCTCACGCAGCTTCCAATAACAGAATCGCTTTGACATCATTCGATGAAGGCACGTCTGTTGCTACAGCAATCTCCGAGGCTGCAAATCACACTGGCGACGATAATGCGCCATATGGTGCGTTTTTCTACCCATGGGTAAAGATTCCAAACGGAACACTCACAATGATGGTTCCACCAGAAGGTTATGTTGCTGCCAAGAGAGCACGCGTACATAATCTTTACGGTCCGTGGAACCCTTATGCAGGTGAAAGAACAGAAGCTACATTTGTGACTGGCCTTGAGACATCGCTCTCAAAGACAGATTCAGACAACCTTGATGAGAACTTTATCAACGCGATTAAAATCATCAATGGCAGTGCGAGAATCTACGGAGCTCGTTCCGCCTCTGACGACACAGCAAACTTTAGATTCATCATCTCTCGCGAGGTTCTGAATCAGATTGTCTATGAGGCAGAGAGCGCACTTGAGGCTCTCCTCTTCTTGCCAATCGACGGAAGACAGTCGACATTCTCACGAGTTCGCGCAACACTGACAGCCATCATGGAAAGAATCCGTTTGGCTGGCGGTCTGTACGAGGCGTTTGATGCAAACGGTAAGCAGCTTGACCCTGGCTACACAGTTCAGGTGAACAATGCAAACAACCCGCTTACTCAGTTGGCAACTGGCGTAATCAAGGCCAAGGTTGGCGCTCGAGTTTCTTCAATCGGTGACACGATTGAGGTCGAGATTACAAAGTCAAACCTGACTTCAACATTGGTCTAAGAAAATAAAGTAAAGACACGGAGGAATTATGGCAATTTCCACAAAATTGGCACAGCGACAAATCATCGCAGAAATCACGCCAGTTAGCGGCGCGGTTACTGGGCCGACCCTTTCTGGGTATTTCGCTCAGGTGTCCGGTGGAGAAATCACAGCCGCTGTAGAAAAAATTTACATCGGTGGGCAGGCTTTCCCGGAAGTTCTTTGCGCCCCATCAGAAGTAGGCGACGTCACACTAACCAAGCATTATGATGCCGACATGCGCGTCCTAATCAACCAGGTTCGTCCTGTTGTTGGTCGTGCTTACTATGACATCAAGATTTACGACACTGACTGCGACCTGAAGAATCTTCAGTCGGAGCGTGTTTATGCAGGTGCCTTGCTTGTTGGTCTATCGGAGCCAGAAGGCGATGCCTCATCTGGTGCACCAGCGACGATTGCTCTTACGTTTGCAATCTCCGGTGTTCCCGCTCAGGCATAATCAAAATATCTAATTGACATCCACTACTGGCCTAGTGCTAGTGCTAGTGTTTGCCACATGACAAACTCATTTTACTCAGAAGACTCAAATTCCTCTTTAGATTCTGGCGTGTCTGGTGAAGATTCAGACAACGTTCTGGAGCAACTCACAGCCGTGATTAGCAAGAAGGTTTCGCGACCTGATGTATTCATCAATGTCCCAGAGCGACCAGGCGTAACTCTGCTCATCAGCCCAAACATCACGCAGCAGCAAGTTAAAGCATGGCAAAAGAATGCTGGTTCTGATTCAAAGACTGGTCTTGACGCAACAAGATTTGCATGTCAAGTCATTGGTCACACCACAAGAGGAATTTACTTCAACAGTGAAGAGGTTCTAGAGAATGGGAAATCTCTTGGATTTGCTTCTCCGGCAATTCTTAAAATGACCGGTGCAGCGCGAGCACTACCGGATGCAGTTCAGAAGTTTTTTGGACTTGACCCACACGTAGAGGCAGCAGCGTTAACAATTATTGATGCAGCGGGCTTCGGTGATACGGTTGAACAGCAAGAAAACCCTACGAATCCGTCCTCAACGAATTAACCGACGATAGTCGAATAGTTACAGCCGCCCGACTAGGGGAGGTGTTTGGGACGGACCCAATAAGAATTCTAGATTGCTCATTCGAAGAATGGATAATACGCCTTGCGTGTGCTAAAGTTATTGAGGCAGACCGTGAGGCAGCTGAGCGTAAGTCTCAGGGGTATTAGCGAATGAGATTTATTACCTAGGTAGGGTCATGGCTGACGAAATCGTAAATTTAAATGTTGACGTTGACGTCAAAGGTGATAATAAGCTACTTACTACCGCGGCAAAACTTACGGCCCTCGATGCTGCATCAAAACGCTTAGAGAACAGAACCAATCGACTTACTGGTGCTATGGGCAGGCTGAACCTGCAGATGACGACCACAAGCAAAGGCGTCACAAAGTTTTCCAAGCAGCTGAATCTCGTCGAAAAAATTGGTGCCAAATTTTTGAAAATGGCCCGCCTGCTCATGTTTAGCGTCATAGCTTTGGGTATTGAATTCGGTATTTCAGCCCTTGCGCTGGCAAGCGTTAACGCTGCTTTTGCTGTCGGGAAAATTGTTGCGCAGGCATATAACTATTTAATGCAAGCCTTGGCTGGGACCGTTGCTGCGGTTGGAGTTGCGGCGATTGGTGCAGCTGCGGCGTTTAAGGAATTCCAAGCAGCTCAGTTTGCATTTAGGTACAAAGATTCAAAAGAGCTCGGCTCCGCTCTTGACCAGTCTGGCTCTGGACTAAGAAGTTTATACAAGGATGCCACGTTGGCCTCAATGGGTGTGCAAGCACTTGCTGGTGCTTTTGCTGCCGTAAATAAGCATTCCGCTTTTACGCCAGCATCTAAAGCTGCACTAAAAGCCATGGCCGACTTTGTTCAATCAAGCGGTGACCCCCAAAATGCTCTACAGGCGGCTGGTTCTTTGGTGGGAATATTGCAAAAAGAAAAGAAGTTTACTGCCGAAGCTCTTCAAGCAGTAAAAGCAATTAGTCCGGAGTTTGAAAAAGCATTTAAAAAAGGAAATTACAAGGACTACAGAAAGTTCTTGGAAGACCTTCAAAGCGGGAAGCTAGCCCTAGACGCTGGAGTCTCTGGGCAATCTGGGACTATGGCTCAGACCTTGGTTGGTCAATTCAGAACTTATCTGAGTTCGGCGTTGGTAGAAATGTCTGATGTTGGTGTTCGTGTACTCGAGCCAATCAAGAAGGCAATGTCTGACATTTACTTCGGCCTAGAACGAACATTTAGAAGAATTTCTGGGGACCTCGTCACATTTGGACAGGGTCCGTTTTTATCCTCGTTGGTGAAGTTCACAGAGAAACTAGAAGATTTTACTGTCGTTTTGTTTAGAAAATTTCTTCCTGCGACAGAGGGTTTTTGGAGAAGAACAACCGATTTTTTTAAAGGCTTTGCAATTTATTTTAGAGAAGTTCGTGACGCCTTGGACCCCCTGCGCGAGGGTGGCTCCATAGTAATTAAGACTTTCGGAAAACCGATTGTTGAAATATTTAAGCAAATTGGGCTTGGCGTAAAAGCGCTTTCTGCACAAGCGGTTAAATATGAACCGTTATTCCTTGCATTTGGTGACTCAATGAAGAGCGTAGTTGTCGGATTTTTTGAAATTATGCGAGCACTTCGAGAGGTGTTCGCCAGAGCGCTACCGATAATAAACCCGGTCGTTGCTGCACTTGGCAAGCTCAT